CAGCCGCAACAACATTTACTTTTGACTCACCTATATTTTTACAAGAAGGTGTGGAGTATTGTTTTGTCACAATGACAAATAGTCTTGACTATAAAATATGGATTAGTCAAATGGGTGAAACAGATGTTTCTGGTACAAAGAGAGTTATATCTGGTCAACCACATTTAGGTTCTTTATTCAAATCACAAAATAACAGAACTTGGGATGCAATACAATCACAAGATAAAAAGTTCACTCTTCACAAAGCAGTGTTCACAACTGGTAGTGCAAATATCTCATTACAAAATAATATCATTGGAGTACGAAATACAAATGAAGAGGGTTCTACAACAGATGTGTACGGACAGAAACTTCTTGCAAATCCCATCACGATATCAAATGGAGTTACAAAAGTCAAAGTGCAACATAGAGATCATGGTATGTACTCTACCAGTAACAATGTTGTAATCACTGGTGTATCATCTGGTGTTTCAACAACAGTTGCAACGACTGCTTTGACAACGACATCATCAAGTTTAACCATTGCGTCTGCAACAAACTTTCCATCATCTGGAACTGTAACAGTCAAAATCGCAAACGAGATTATGTCTGGAACTATATCTGGAACTACGTTATCAAGTTTAACAAGGGGCATTGGTGACTCAGATGCAGCTGCTCACGCAGTTGGTGCCACAGTTGAACTTTATCAAGTTAATGGTGTCCCTCTAACTGAGATAAACAAAACACACACTGCAATTGCAGATATAGGTATGGACTCGTATACAGTTTCAATAACAAGTACACCATCTGTGTCTGGTACATCTGGGGATGTTCAGATAGGTGGAGTGGCAGTTTTTGCAAGTGAAAACTTTAGGTTTGAGGTCATGCAATCTGCGATATCTGCCTTAGAATTGACAGACACAACAATATCATCAACTGTTAGAACAACGTCTGCAACAAGTCCTAGTGGTTCTGAAACATCATTTCAAACAACATCAGCTGCTAACGCACAACCATTCCCACTTGGAGAAAACTTTAGATTTGAAACAACTAGAATGGTCGCATCAAATATAAATGAAACAAACGAATTATCTGGTGCGAGGTCAATGTTTGTGAATCTTGGTTTATCTACAACAAATCCAAATGTATCTCCAGTTATAGATTTGGACAGAGCGTCAATGAACTTGATTGCAAATAGAGTTAATAATATTGATAGTTCATCTGATGTTTATCCAACGACAGATTTCAATGCATCAACTGAACCAGATGGTGACAATAATGAGGCGATATACCTAACAAAACGAATTGCACTTGAAAATCCAGCAACCTCAATAAGATGTTTCTTTGCGGCTGCAAAGAAAAACAATGCAGAGATCAAAGTTTTATTTAAGACTCTTGGTTCAGACGAGTCAAAGGATTTTGATGAGAAAGGGTTTACGTTCTTTAACACAACAGGAACAACAGACTCTACAGTTAGAAATTCACTTTCTGACACTGATTTTCAAGACTATAGGTTCACTGCTGGTGTAACTGATGATGGTGTCGGTGAACCACTACCAGAATTTTCACAATTTCAAATCAAGATAGTAATGCAGTCTTCAGACGCAGCTAATCCACCATTACTCAAAGATTTGAGAGTTATTGCATTGGCGACATAAAATGAGTGATTATATAAAAGTACAAGGACATAATAATTTAGTTAGAGATGTGAACAGTCATGCGATTATAAATAAAGATAAAAATGCATACAATCTTGCAAAACGAAGAGCAGAAGAAGCTCAGAGACAAAGGGATGAGATAAGAGGTGCAACTAGAGAGATAAATAATCTCAAATGTGAGATGCATGAAATTAAGAGTATGTTAAAAACATTATTGGAAAGAGACTAATATGGCAATATCAGCAACCCAAATAGCAACAACTAACACACTTGAGAATTTTAGACAACAATTCAATAACTTACAAACTGATGTTAATGGATTAGAATCTGGAACTCTTACATTTAGTTCAGTCAGTGCGACCACCACATCAACCTCTGCACTTAATGTCTTAGAGGACGGAACAATAGTTTTCGAGGGTGCGACAGATGATGGTAACGAAACAACACTTACAGTCGCAGACCCCACTGCCGATAGAACGATAACACTACCAGATGCAACAGGAACAGTTTTCTTAACTGCTACAACTGATACTGCAATAATAACCGATAAGACTGCGTTGGCAAGTGCAGATGTTGCTGGTGATACGGATGTTTTATTAATCGCAGATGTGAATGTAACGACACTAAAGAAGATTACACCAAACAATCTAGTTAGTTCTGCTGGTGGTCTGACATCTGTTGCTGCTGATTCAACGCCCCAACTTGGAGGTGACCTTGATGTAAATGGTAATAGTATAGTTTCCACTTCTAATGCAAACATCAATATAACACCTAACGGAACTGGTGATGTGGTTCTTGCTGCTGATACAGTCACAGTCGGTGACTCTGGTGCAGCTGCAACTTTACAATCAAATGGTGCTGGTACGTTGACAGTAACAACTGGTGGTGCGACTGATCTAGTCTTGAATACGAATGGTGGAACAAACTCCTCTTCAATAACAATTACAGATGCAGCCAATGGTAATATTAGTGCAGCTCTTAACGGAACTGCTGTGTTCCAGATTGATGGTACAGATGGTGTTGAAATACAACAAGGTGCGATATCAATCAAAAATGGTGGTGCTCAGTCATATGTAAGATTTTACTGCGAATCATCAAACGCCCACTATGCACAACTACAGGCGCCTGCACACGCAGACTTTTCTGGTGACATCACAATAGTTCTACCTAATACTGCGACAACATTAATCGGTGATGATACAACAAGTACACTTACAAACAAAACATTAACAAGTCCTCAAATAAACACTGCAATACTTCCAGCAAGTGCAGACGGAGCAACACTTGGTTCTGCAACAAAAGAGTTCTCAGACTTGTTTCTTGCAGACGGAGGAACAATACAGTTTGGTAACGACCAAGAGATTACACTAACACACGTTGCAGATAGTGGTCTTACACTTAAACACGCAGCCACAGCAGACGATAAGTTTCCAACACTTTCTCTTGCAGCTGGTGATACAGATATAGCCGCCAATGATGTTCTAGGTAGACTTGCGTTTATAGCACCAGACGAAGGAACAGGCACGGATGCGATACTTAATGCTGGTGTGATTGACGTATTATCTGAAGGTAACTTTGCGGCTGATAACAACGCTGCCTCAATGAGATTTCTAACAGGTAACTCTGCGGCCGCTGGAACTGATGGTGGTTCTATGATACTCAGTTCTACAGGTAACCTAACACTGAAAGACCTCAGAACTGCTGATGGTTCATCACCAACGATTACATTACAAAGTGGTGATACAGACATAGCCGCAAATGACGTATTAGGAACAATCAACTTCCAAGCACCAGATGAAGGAACTGGAACAGATGCGATATTAGTTGCCGCTGGTATTGAAGCAGTTTCAGAGGGTGACTTTGCTGCTGACGCAAACGCAACTAAACTATCTTTCAAGACCGCCGCTTCTGCAGCTGCCGCTGAAACAATGGCGCTTAGTTCTGGTGGTAATCTCACAGTATCAGGAACAATAGTTCCAACAGGTGCGATTACAGCAAACGCTGGAGTTGTAGTAGATAACATAACCATAGACGGAACAGAGATTGACTTATCTTCTGGTGACTTGACAGTTGATGTCGCTGGAGATATAATCCTTGACGCAGATGGTGGTGATGTAGATTTTCAAGATGGTGGAACATCAATAGGAACTTTTACCAATAGTAGTTCAAATTTAGAAATTCGTAGTAGGGTAAGCGATAAAGATATGAATTTTAAGGGTAATGATGATGGTACAGAAATCACTGCACTTTCACTTGATATGTCTGCTGCTGGTGCAGCCACATTCAACAACAACGTAACTGCATTCTCAGATGAGAGATTAAAGTCTGACATAACCACACTAAAAAGTAGTCTTGAAAAAGTATTACAAATGAGAGGTGTTTCATATACGAGAAATGATAATCCAGAGGGTGGTGAACAGATAGGTGTTATCGCACAAGAAGTTGAAAATTTTTACCCTCAAGTTGTTCTAACAGCAGATGATGAACAAGGTACTAAATCAGTAGACTATGGAAGACTAACCGCTGTGCTTATAGAAGCAGTAAAAGAGTTATCTGAATTAGTAAATCGTGACATCACAAGTATAAAGAAAGACATAAATGCAATATGTCAACATCCATTGTGGCAAGAAAATCAAATGAAAGGTGAATAAGAATGGCACTACAAAACTCTGGAGCAATAAGTTTAGACGATATTCATGTTGAAGCTGGGGGAACATCTGGAACAGAAGCTTCTATAAATGACTCTGACATAAGAAGTATGATTGATAAATCAGATGGAGCACAGGCTAGTTTTCAAGAATATTATGGTGCATCAAGTTCAACCTATGTATCTGGAACTGGAGGTCAGACAACTACCTCTGGAAACTACAAGTATCACTATTTTAATTCCTCTGGACAATTTCAAATATCTGAAGTTGGATCTGGAGGCCCAAGCAATACTATTGATTTTATTGTTATCGCTGGTGGCGGTGGAGGTGGTGGACAGTCAGGCGGTGGTGCTGGTGCTGGTGGTTATAGAACTGGTACATTTAGTGCTTCGCCAGGCAATAAAACTGTAACTGTTGGTGGTGGTGGAGTAGGAGCAGCATCGGGCACTGAACCCACTCAAGGCAGTGCATCATCAATAACTTCTGGGCATACAAATACTGGTGGTGGTAAAGGTGGTGACGCACTCAATGGTCATGACCAACCTGGCCCCGGCGGTTCTGGTGGAGGTGGCACTTATATTGGATTTAATGGTGTTGGAGCTTCAGGCATATCAGGACAAGGAAATAGTGGTGGTCGTGGTACAGATGATGGTCATAGTGCTGGCGGCGGCGGAGGTGGAAAAGGCGGAGGTGGTGGTAGTGCTCCAGAAAGCTCAGCCGGTAATGGTGGTTCTGGTTCAAGTACAGGAAATGCAAATTATAATAGTGCCACTAGAGCTGGTGGAGGGGGTGGAGGTACTTTCTTTGGTTATCCTTTTGCTCCATCTGGTAATGCTGGCAGTGGAGGCCCTGGCGGAGGAGGATCTAGTAGCAAAAGTGGGGCTGCCTCTTCTGGGTCAGCAAACACAGGTGGTGGTGGAGGTGGTGGTTGCTCATCTCCTAGCCAATCAAACGCACAAAAAGCAGGCGGTGCAGGCGGTTCTGGAATAGTTATGGTTAGATACCAATATCAAGGGTAATTATCATGGGACATTGGGCAAGAATAGACGAAAACAATATTGTACAAGAGGTCATCGTAATCACAGAAGAAATGCTTGACACTGGAGGATGGGGTGATAAATCACAGTGGATTAAGACAAGTTATAATACAAGAGATGGAAAACACTATGTACCTAAAGACCATCAAGATTGGTCTGAAGAAAGTGCTGATCAAAGTAAAGCATTACGATACAGATTTGCTGGTGTAGGTGATTATTACGATTCTGTAAGAGATGTATTTTATCCACAAAGAACAGCTGCAAGTTGGACTTTTGATGAAACACTAATGTTGTGGGTAGCTCCTATCCCAATGCCTGCTGTTGAAGAACTTGGAGAAGGCGAAACATATTATTGGGATGAAGACGCATATCAAGCTGATACTGGTGATCCAAAAACACAGGGTTGGGCAGTACAGTCGCCGCAAAAGTTTGATGAGTAGTCACTCTTTATAAATACCATAAAGAGGATTTTTATGGAAAAAAGTGCAAAAAATAAATTCAGTAAAATCTTTGCAAAGTTTGAATCTGAAGTTAAGAGAAATAAATCTCAGACAGTAGAACCTATTGTGGAAGAAGTTGTTGAAGAAGAAGTACAACTTTCTGAAAAAGAGGAAAGAGGTCTGGATTTGTTTTCTAATCTTATGGAGTCTCTTTCTGATGATAATAAAGAAACGAAAGAGTCAGAGATACAAGATGACCCATCTGATGATGTAACTAGTGATGTGGGTGAGTGGATTAAGAAAGATATTGATAAGAATGATAAAAAGGTTGAAGCACTAGGAGAACTATTTGCACCTTTACTTCCAAAAGAAGAAGAGAATATCGAACCTGTAATAGAAGAGTCAGAGATACCAGATGAACTATTAAAAGAATTTCAAGAAAAACCAGTACAACCCAAAAAATCTAGACCAATTAAGAAAGCTATGATATCTGTGGATGAACAGAAGTATATGTCTAGTTTCTTAGATGAGATTTCAAAACTACCCCCAGAAGAAAAACCAGTAGATTTAAGTGAACAGAGTTTTCCAAACTCTATCAAGGATAGTTTACTTACCCCAGATCAAACATCATTACAAAGAAAAGTTGCACAACCAGAGGATAGTCTGACCAGACTACGCAAGGAGTTTGAACAGTTCAGAACTGTCATGCAACGTAACCTTGAAGCAAAACAAAACGCATATGATGGTAATAGTGGTAGTGGTGCAGTTAAGATACAAGACATGGATGATGTTGATGCTGATGGTGCTTTGATAAATGGTAATGTATTTAGATTTAATTCATCAAAAGGAAAATTTGATAGTGTTGCACCTGTTACAGAAGCAATAATTCAAGAGGGAACTGAGAATGCAAAGATACTACTAGATGGAACTGATGCAGATGGCACAGATGCCGGTGGTTTCATTAGTTTACAAGATGACACTTTTGGTTCAGTTGGTTTTGATAATATTTCAGAGGACATAGTTCCAGATCAAACTAACACAAGAAATTTAGGTTCTTCATCTAGAAGATTTAAAGAGTTGTTCTTATCAGGACAAACTATTGACTTAGGTGGTGCAACAATATCATCTGATGGCACTGGTGTAGTATCAATATCTTCAGATGGAGTTACACTCCCAACAAATTCTAAAGTTGGTTCAGACACAATCGCAAAAGCAGGAACGAATGGTAAAACCTCAATTGACGTTGAGTTTTTCAGCAGAGCTGGTGGGACATCAACTGCAAATGCAACATTTAAATTTCAATCAAAGGGTCTTAGTTATGTTTTCACTGATGGTGGTTCATTTACGTTATCGGATGGAACTGCACTAGAGGACTCTAACCCAGAGTTGTTTACATTTTAAAGGATAATAGATATGGCAGATGCAGCTCCAATCAAAGCAGTTTTCAACGCAAGTAATGTTGCGACAGGTCTTGCAGAGTTTCAATCATCAGATACAGTTGCATTAAGTAATGGAGGTCTGGGTGCGGCTCTCACAATAGGGACTGCTGGTCAAGCACTTAAAGTTAATAGTGGTGGAACGGCAGTTGAGTTTGGAACACCAACAATACAAGGTACAGACTTATCTGGTTCAACTCTTGCAAGTGGTATAACTGCGTCAAGTCTTACAACAGTTGGAACACTCACGACACTCACAGTAGATAATGTGATAATCAATGGAACTACGATAGGACACACAGATGATACAGATTTGATCACACTTGCAAGTGGATCTGTGACCATCGCTGGTGACTTAACTGTTTCTGGAACAACTGTAACTACAAACCAACAGGTGGTGAATGTTACGGAGGCATTTGTATTTGAGGGTGCGACAGCAGATGCAAACGAAACAACTTTTAGTATAGATGAACCCACTGCTGATAGAACAGTCGCACTACCAGATAAGACAGGAACAATAGAACTTTTAGATGGATTAATACTAAATAGTACAGATGGTTCTGCAAACGCTGGTGACAATATAGTACAGGATACATCTGCTAATGACGGAGACAGAATACTACTTGAAGATGCAACCTCAGACCCAATATTAGTTCTTGCATCACACGGAATAACACTATCTGGTGTAGGATGGAACACATTCCAGTTTGATAATGATCACTCATAAGGAATAATTAGATGGCGATACCCACCACCAGAGCCACATTCAAGGATTACTGTTTAAGAAATCTTGGGTTTGGTGTGATAGATATAAATGTATCAGACGCACAGGTAGACGACAGAATAGATGAAGCACTACAATATTTTGCACAATATCACTATGATGGTATTGAGAAGATGTATCTTAAATATAAAATTACACAGGACGATATTGATAGGGCTGCAACGAATGATGAAACCACTGCAACAGATACAAAAGATGGAACAATCTCTGCAACATTTCTAGAGGGTAAAAACTTCATACCTATGCCGTCTGCTGTTGTATCGGTTCTGCAAATATTCCCATTTGATGATCAAGCGACAAACAATATGTTTGATATTCGATATCAACTCAGACTGAATGACTTGTATGACTTTTCATCAACATCAATCATACACTATCAGATGACAATGCAACAACTTGACTTTCTATCACACATACTGGTAGGAGAGAAACCCATACGTTTTAATCAACACCAAAATCGTTTGTACATAGATATGGACTTTGCAAATGATATTGCAGTGGATGAGTTTCTTATCATAGAGTGTTACAGAAAGATAGATCCAGCGTCTTACCCAGACATCTTTGATGATATCTACCTAAAAAGATATGCGACCGCACTTATAAAAAGACAATGGGGTGCAAACTTATCTAAGTTCACAGGAGTACAACTACTTGGTGGAGTTGAGATGAATGGTGGAGAGATATACTCTCAAGCACAACAAGAGATAGAACGACTAGAAGAACAGATACAACTTGCATTTGAACTACCACCAGAATATATGATGGGATAGTGTCATGGCTGTCAACGCAATATTCAAAACAAACAATCTCGCATCAATACAAGCAGAAAGAAACCTGTATAGTGACCTAATCAAAGAGGCGATACAGATATACGGACATGATGTATATTACATGGACAGAACTTTGGTTGCAAGAGATAATGTTTTAGGTGAAGACTCTCTCAGTAAATTTACAACACAACATCCCATAGAAATGTATGTTGAAGATGCAACTGGTGGGTATGCTGGTGAACGAGAGATAATCACACAGTTTGGATTAGAAAACAGAAATGAGATAACTTTTGTTGTCAACAAGAAACGATTTCAAGAACTTGATAGTCAGATTACACTAGAGGACGGAACTGGAACTACAGGTGGTTCTATACAGTTAGAAGCTGGTACAATAGACCAGACTACAACCTCATCTAGATTAGAAACACAAATCACACAAAGTTTTGTAACGCTAAGTGGGACTGATAGTTCATCAACAGATGCAGACGATAAGATAATGTTAGAGGATGATAATACGTCTTTTATATTATCAGAGGAAAGTGGCAGTGAGTTCTACCTTATCAATGACACTGCGACCACAGATGCAGACAGACCACTAGAGGGTGACTTAATATTTACACCTATACTTAATAAACTATTCGAAATTAGTTTTGTTGATCACGATGACCCTTTCCATCAACTAGATAATAATCCTGTTTACAAACTTAGATGTAAACAATATGAGTATAGTCAAGAAGCGATTGATACTGGTATTACAGTTCTTGACAACATAGAGTCAGACCTTTCTGCCGATACTGGACAATATCAGTTTACATTAGAACAATCCTCTACTTATAACGAGGGACTTGAAATCAACGATACTGTCAATACCTTTGGTGTATTACTTGAAGAAACTGATGGTGATAATATTATTATGGAAGATGAAGACACCTCTGCTGGTGAAAACATTCTACTTGAGAATGCGGCCGATAGTGGTGATAAATCATACTTGATACAAGAAACCTATATAGTAGGTGACGCAAGTACAACGACCACAGACTTAGATAAGTCTGCACAAAATGAACTATTTGACCAACTGGATGATGATGTTCTTGATTTTTCAGAGACTAACCCATTTGGTGATGCTGGGAGTAAATAATGTTAGGACAACAATTTTACCATGAGACAATGCGAAAAGTCATCATTTCTTTTGGTACACTATTTAATAATATAAATTTAGTAAGAAAAAATAATGCTGGTGCAATCACTCAGACAATGAAAGTGCCACTTGCATACGGGCCAAAACAAAAGTGGTTATCTAGACTAGATGCAGATGCAAATCTAAACACAAAAGTTGCAATCACACTACCACGATTAGGATTTGAAATACAGAACCTTGCATATGACCCAGCAAGAAAACTCAATCGTGTTCAAAAGTTTAAAAAAGTTAAAGGTTCTTCTGATGACTCAAATAAGTTAGACTCACAGTTTATGCCTGTTCCATACAACCTTGATATGGAACTCTACGCTATGGCGAAGAACTCAGATGATGCTTTACAAATAATAGAACAGATAGTGCCTTTCTTCCAACCAGACTACACACTTACAATAAACGATATGGCAGACATGGGCGTCAAAAGAGATGTTCCCATAGTTCTAAACAGTATAAGTTATGAGGATAGTTATCGTGGTGATTACGCAGAGAGAAGAGCAATTATCTACACATTAGCATTTACTGCTAAGTTTTATCTATATGGCCCAGTCACTTCTGCAAAAGTTATCAAGACTGTGCAAGTTGACCAATATGCAAATTTACAAGACCAAGCTCCAAAAAGAGAACAGAGATATACAGTTACACCTGATCCAATCACTGCTGATTCTGATGATGATTTTGGTTTTAGTGAAACTGTATCTTTCTTCCAAGATGCAAAGGATAGAGATTTGACAACTGGTACGGACAAGACATCAACCAATGATTAGTTATGAAAAATGCAGATGACATACTCAACGAGGTTCTAGGAGTTTCAGAACCCACACCTAAAGAGGTTGTTGTCAGTGAACCTGTGCCTAGACCATCTGATGAGTTAGATGATGTTGATGCAGACTACAAATACCAGAGAGATAACTTTTATAATCTTATAGAAAAGGGTCAGAATGCAATAGAGGGTATACTCAATGTTGCAAAAGAGTCTGACCACCCTAGAGGATATGAGGTTGCTGGTAATCTAATTAAACAGGTTGCAGAGGTTACAGAAAAACTTGGTGACCTACAGGAAAAGATGAAGAAACTTAAAGAAGTTCCAAACTCTGCACCTAAGAATGTTACTAACGCATTGTTTGTCGGTTCTACTGCTGAATTACAGAAAATGTTGAAAGGAAAAAGTGAATGAAAGAATATGAAATAGACCATAATACTTTTATCGGTGGTTGGTATGTGCCTGAAGAGGTGTGTGATAATGTGGTTGACGTTTTTAATTCAGAGCAAGATAGTTGGGAAGAGGGAATAACAACTGGTGGTGTAATAAAACATGAATGGAAAAAATGTAAAGAGTTATTCATACCATCAGCTGATGCGAATATAAAATTAAAAGTATATCTAGAATATTTGAGTAATTGTTTGGATTTATACAAAAAGAGATATACATTTTGTGATGAGGTTGCTAACTATAGTTTACAAAATACTAATATAAAAATACAACATTATATGCCAGGTGATGGATTTTATAGATGGCATATGGAAAATTGTGGTTTTGGTCAAGAGAGATTAAGACATTTAGTTTTTATGACTTATCTAAATACTTTAGATAATGCTGGTACAGAATTTTACTATCAAAAAACTAAAACACCATGTGAGAAAGGTCTAACAATCATTTGGCCTGCACATTGGACTCACACTCACAGAGGCATTACAAACTACGAGGGTGAAAAGACTATAATAACAGGGTGGTACAATTTTCATGCAGACCAATGATTATACATATCTAGGTAATCCAAATCTTAAAAAGGCTAATGTTCAACAGGAGTGGACGAAGAAACAACTCCAAGAGTATACAAGGTGTATGGATGACCCACTCTACTTCATACAAACGTATGTGCGAATAGTATCACTTGATGAAGGTTTGATACCTTTCAAGATGTATCCCTTTCAAAAAGAGATGGTGGGTACATTCCACAAAAATCGTTTCACAATCTGTAAGTTACCAAGACAATCTGGTAAATCCACGACTATGATATCCTATCTACTACATTACTCACTTTTCAACCCAAGTGTTAATATAGCAATACTTGCGAATAAGGCTGCGACTGCAAGAGATTTGTTAGGACGACTGCAACTTGCATATGAACATCTACCGAAGTGGTTACAACAGGGAGTGATGTCATGGAACAAGGGGTCACTAGAACTAGAGAATGGATCTAAGATACTCGCATCATCAACCTCTGCGAGTGCAGTTCGTGGTGGTTCTTATAATATTATATTCTTAGACGAGTTTGCATATGTTCCATCTAATGTTGCAGAACAATTTTTTAGTTCTGTGTATCCTACAATATCATCTGGTAAGTCCACAAAGGTTATGATAGTTTCTACACCACATGGTATGAATATGTTTTACAAACTCTGGACAGATGCAGAGGAAAGACGAAATTCTTACATACCTATAGAAGTGCATTGGAGTGAAGTTCCAGGCCGTGATGAAAAGTGGAGAAAAGAAACTATCGCAAACACAAGTGAACAACAGTTTCAAACAGAATTTGAGTGTGAATTTCTTGGGTCTATAGACACACTAATATCACCACACAAACTCAGAACACTTGCATACAAGACACCACTACAATCAAACGCTGGACTCGACATTTATGAACAACCACAAAAAGGTCACACATACTTCATGGTTGCAGATGTATCAAGAGGAACAAAGAATGACTACTCTGCATATGTTGTATTTGATGTAACAGAAGTCCCATATCGTGTGGTTGCGAAGTACAGAGACAACGAAATAAAACCATTACTATTTCCACAGAAGATACATCATGTCGCACGAGCGTACAATCAAGCATTTGTTTTAGTTGAAGTCAATGACATAGGTGAACAGGTCGCAAACACATTACAGTTTGATATGGAGTATGATAATCTTGTCATGGCATCTATGCGAGGTCGTGCTGGTCAGATCATGGGTGGTGGTTTCTCTGGGGGTAGAGCACAACTAGGTGTGAGAACAACTAAAGCAGTTAAGAAGATTGGTTGTTCTAATCTAAAACAGTTATTAGAGAGTGATAAGATAATAGTGGAGGATTTTGACTGTATCAATGAACTGTCTACGTTCATAGTCAAAGGATCATCATTTGAAGCAGATGATGGTTGTAATGATGACTTAGTTGCGTGTATGTTCATATTCTGTTGGGCAACAGATCAAACTTACTTCAAAGAACTCACTAATAATGATGTCAGAGAACAAATGTTTAAAGACCAACAAGATCAACTAGAACAGGACATGGCCCCATTTGGTTTTGTGGTGAATGGTTTAGAAGATGAGAACGTGGGTCAAATGGTGGACGAATACGGAACTAGGTGGAGTCCAATCGTAAGACAATACGATACTAACTGGTAATGATATCTGAGTCTCGTTTCTGAAAACAGTTTCTACATACAATTTCGTTTTTTGATATATACTCTAATACTTCAGTTTTATCCTCAGATCTTTTAGATAATGCTCGTATCTTCCTATCGTCTGGGTAAAACTGTAAACATATGAGTTCAGACTCACCACAATGTGAACAGGAGTTAGACATCAAATAATCTGCAATCCACTTATCTTTCAACAATCTGTGTCGCCTTGCAACCTTTTTGATGGTTTCTTTATATTTGTTATAATGTTCATTCATGGTATTATTTATAACTTCTGAATATAAACATTGTGTTTTTAGAATGTTGTTTTTTATAAATATTATGAAATAATCTCATTTTTAATAGAGGGAGTAAAAAAACATGGCATTTTTAGTTTCTCCTGGCGTTCAAGTCAAAGAGGTAGATTTAACCAATGTCGTACCAGCAGTTGCAACATCAATCGGTGCAATTGCGTGTCCTTTTGAAAAAGGGCCTGTTTCTGAAGTAACGAATATATCTTCAGAGGAACAGTTGGTAAAGATATTTGGTAAACCTCAAACTACAGACAATGCGTATGAGTGGTGGTTTACAGCTGCAAACTTCTTGCAGTACACAAACCAACTCAACGTAGTACGAGTAGAATCTGGCATACTAAACGCAACCGCTGGTAGCACAGGACTACTCATAAGAAATACAGACCATTACCTAGAGTCATTTAGTAATGGTGAAGCATCAGTCGGTGAATGGGCTGCAAGAACTGCTGGAACTCATGGTAACTCACTAGGAGTGTCAATATGTTCAAGTGCAAATAACTATTCACAAAACGCTGTAACAACAACAAGTGCAGAGGAAGCTGAAGGACAGACCACAATATCTGTTACAGATGCAACTGTCTTTAGTGTTGGTGACTTGGTAAACTTTGGTGAAACAGATGGTCACGAATACGAAGTTAAAACTGTAAATGATAGTGGAAGTGCAGACACCATAGTCATCAAGTTAAAAGATGACGCAAATGGTGCTGGTCTACAAAGCACAATCTCAAGTGGAACTAGCATTCGAAGAAGATGGAGGTTCTATGACTTGTTTGATGGCGCTCCAGGCACATCATTATATGCAGAACAAAATGATAGAGGAACACTAGATGAAATACACATAGTTGTTTATGATACAACTGGTGCAATCTCTGGTTTTAGTGTGGACGCAGATGGACAAAGAACAAACGCAGTTCTAGAAACTTTTGCAAACCTCTCAGTCAATAACAATGCAAAAGGGCCACAGGGAGATAGTATCTTCTACGCAGACGTAATATACAGACAGTCAGAGTTTGTATATCAAATGGATCATAATACTGGTGGAACAAACTGGGGAACAGATATTGATGGAACTCAAGAAGGTGATGTATTACTTGATGGAACAGACAGTTCTGGAACAGACGCTGGTAGTAAAGTCTTACTAGATGGTACAGATGGGTCTGGAACTGATGGTGGTGACAATGTTGACTTGGAAGATGGTACATCAACATACGCAGTTCTCTCTTTACCAACAAGAAGTGAACTCTCTGGTGGAACTGATGACTACGCAGTGACCGCTGGTGAACTTAAAACTGCATATGACAGATTTTTAGATACAGAGTCACTAGATGTAAATCTAATCTTAGGTGGACGAGGTGGTGGAGCTGGTGATAGTTCATCAACTCAAGATACACACGTTACAATGTTAACATCATTCGTTGAAACACGAAGAGATTGTGTCGCATTTGTATCACCACATAGAAGTGCAACAGTCAATGTAAATAGTTCACTTACACAAACAGACAATGTGATAACTGCATTTGATTTATGTCCATCATCATCATTTGTGGTATTCGATAGTGGATATAAGTATATGTACGACAAGTACAACGACTTATTCAGATTTGTACCACTCAATGGGGATATTGCTGGACTATGTGCGTTTACAGATCAAGTCGCAGACTCATTCTTTTCACCTGCTGGTTTCAACAGAGGTAGAATTAGAGGTGCAATCAAACTCTCTTATAACCCAAACAACGCAGAGAGAGATAGATTGTATCGTGCGAGAGTAAATCCTGTGGTGAACTTCTCTGGACAGGGTGTAACACTCTTTGGAGACAAGACTGCGTTAACAAAACCAAGTGCGTTTGACCGAATAAACGTAAGACGACTATTCTTACTCATGGAAAAAGCAATCGCAACTGCGGCCAAGTTTCAACTCTTTGAGTTCAACGATGAGTTTACAAGGGCACAGTTTAGAAACTTGGTAGAACCTTTCTTACGAGATGTTCAAGG